AAAAGGCTGGAGTCCAGACTTGATAAGACCGCGAGCAGCCTTTTCAAGGGGAGAATATCCGCCAGCATCAAGGCGCAGCATATGATTAGCGCCCAGAACGAAATACTCACTAACCTTCTTAAGATCACCGCCGGCAACTTCAAGAGCGGCCTGAAGAATATTCTCAGGGGAATCAACCGGAAATTCCTTAATCTGATTAGCAGTATACTTCTGAGGCTCCTCACCGGCAGTAACACGGCCAACGCGCTTAAATTCCTTCGTCTCGAAAGTAACAAGGCTCATTTTTAGCTCTCTATTTCCTTTAGTTTAATCTCTCAAACAGGATCATTAGATCCTAACATTACTTTAACCTAATGAATCACTATGAAGGGTTAAAGTAATGATGCGAGCTAATGAATCTTTAGTATTGAAAAATTCGTTTGGGAATCTCAAATCCTCGACTATCTTTGCATCCCTCTGGTAAGATAATCCAACCAAAATTGGTTGTTTGCTTTAACTTTACTATGGTATTCTTTGGGATAATCCATTGGCCTAGAAACAAATTGTCCAAAAGCTTATAGCTTATTGTGGCAGAGTTGATTCTCGGGAAAGGTAGTTGACTAATCTGAAGGTTATTCATTAGAGTAGTCTCCTGACTGACACTACAAAAGATAGGCTCAGGACTCCATTCTGTCAAGCGAAACGTTTGCTTTTGAGGCTAGGACGCCCGCGAATGTTTTTCCATTAAGAACGCAAAATTTGCGCTTGAGGCCTTAGGGAGTGCAAAGAATGCGCTGGTTAATCCTTGAAAACATACTTAGCAAGTAGAAAGATAAATGTTCGCTTATCAAAGCGAGCAAATCCAGTCTTTAGAAAAGCTGTAGCTGCCTTTTCACTTGTGGAATACTTTCTAGGAAGCTTAAATACTGCTAGCCGCTTATCTTTACTCATTTCTTATCCTTTCAGAAACTAAAACCTCATTACTAACCCGCGCAGGATTATGAATTCTTTAATGAGTTTCTGCGCGGGTTAGTCTATGAAATTTTACCTTCTATTGTTAGCTCTACTTCTCAAGCCAGACAGGAATAAGACTCTCAATAGCCTCATTCCAGTCAACGTAATGGAACGTCTCAATCAGGTGAGTACCGTGACCCTCGATACGCTCCCAAACGGAAAGCTTAATGTTCGGACCATTTACCCGAACTCGAAAAAAGATCATTTTCTAACCCCCCAGACTGAGGATCTAAGAATTTAGTTCCTAGATCCCTAGCCTTGAAAGTTAGCTAATTAGACTCTGGCACTCCTTATCAGAGTTAATTCTCGGCAGAGCCTTTCTGTACCGGCAATGCCAAGTATTCTCAAGCCTATTTGAGAGATAGACTTGGATACTCCAGTCATAGCCATAGATTATGTAGAAGTCAGGATCATCTGTATAGGTAACTTTAGAGTCCATTCTAGCCTCTCAATCCTAAGATCAAAAGGTTTCTCTTGATCTTAGGCTTTGAATTTTAAAGTTAGCTCCTCTTATTCCGAATGATAAACTCCAGCGCTTCCTTCGTAGAAGAGAAAACCTTAGCTTCAACCAGCTTCCTAGCAAGGCTTCCGAAGTTATTAGCACTCCGGATCTTGCCAGAATGGATGTTGTAAAGCCCGTAGCAGAAAGCCCTGAGCTTGTCATCATCATTCATCTGAAGGTTCGGAATATCGGAGAGGCTCTCCGGCTCCTGGTACTGATCCTTGACCTTGATAGCCTGTTCCGAACCGTCATCATGAACGATCTTGACATCGACTTCGATTTCTCGAATCTTCATTTTCTTCTCCTTAGAGCTATAATCCCGTCTATTGAATCAAATCTTCTGAGTAACTTGATTCAATAGATGGAATTGCTAGCTAACCCTCACGTCGGCAAACTGGACCGTCTTCTCTGTCTTGATACAGTACCAGCGGGGGTTATTGTCGAAAAGGCTAACTCCCATTCTGAACTCATAGCTAACCTTTTCCACCCCGTCACTCATGTAGCAGATATGTCCTAAGTCTTTGTCGTATCTGTACCAGAGCGCCTTGAACATATTCTCTACCTCCAACAATAGGAAGATACGCTCTAGCTATTCCAATCCTTACTCATAAGATGATCGAAAGCATTGAATAGGATCATCTTAGCATTCTCAGGTACTTGGGGATCGTTAGCTAGATCCTCCAGCAAGACACAGGCACTTTCTGTGTCTTGATCCTTGGCTCTGAATTCACTTTCCACGTTCTCAATATAGACCCTAGCTATTCTCCTGTCAAGTGTTTTTTGCATGCCAAAGTAACTGAGTTGTAAGGTAAAAGTATGTCAAAATCGCAAAACTTTGATAAAAAATGAAATATTTTGAAAAAATATGTAAAATAATTAGGCATGGTTCTTGCATTAGCTAGAACTATGCCAAGTTGGTGAGATATGCAATTCCCGCGCCGGTAAATAGATGTTAACAAATGTTAAACTATGTGCTTAGTTGTAAGAATTGTAAGGCAATCGTAATTTTTTGTGAACTTTTGTAATACTTTGTAAAACCCCCCTGGTATGCCTTTTGCAATGGGTCCCATCTGGCACGATTCGTGCTTGTAGTAGGTGCACCCCTTTGTGAAAATTCTAATTTTTTGAAATCATTTCCTTTAATCTAGCAATTTTAAGCTCTAACTTATAAATCTTATTTTTAATTAAGGAACAAGTTCTACAAACTCTACCATTAGTAGAACCTATATAAGCATCATTGTAAGAATGCCCATTAGGGCAAGTTTCAGTAGCTGAATTAGGGTGCCTTTTCTTACTATGCATATCTAATGCATTAGTTCTATGATCCCCTACAAATAAATGCTCAGGATTATAGCAAGGTGGATTATCGCAAGTATGACAAATAAAGAAATTGGACTCAATATCAAATCCTAAGTGAACTAATGCAGAAAGCCTATGTACTTGATATCTCTTACCATTATGCTTTAAAGTACCATATCCAGGGCCTCTCCTAGAATACTTCCACTCCCAGCATTGAGTAATAGGATTAACCTTATAGCCTAAAGAAAGCTGCTTTTTAATATAATCTAAATCAATGGGTCCCATATTAGGTACTGCCTCCTGGGGTACAATGTATGCGCGTGTCTCTCTGTTGTCAAGTTATATTTTTACTTAGAGCTATGACATTTTAAAGGTATTTTAAAGGGGGAAGTGAGGGGGAATAGTGAGGGAGCTGAGCTAAGGGAAAAGAGGTTTTAAACCTATTTTCTGAGGTTTTAAAAGGGTTTCTGGGGCGGGCAAGGCTGGGACTAGCTCTCCTCTCTTAATACTCAAAAGTAAGAAAGTAAGTAACCTTCACATTGACAAAGCTACAGGGAGAGATTACCTTACCCGGGAGAGGTTATTTTCGTGTTTAAATCTGATTCTGAAGCATTAGGACTAGTAGAGTCTCCTAATAATATTCTCCATAAGAGATTAGGAACTGGGAATTCTGGAAATCAAGGTAATAGAGCTGGAACTAGTCATCAAAAGCTCACAGAATCCTCCCGCGCCAGAATTGGATTGTTAGCTTCTCTTATTGGGGATAAAGCAACTTCCGAGCTTACTGGAGTAGCTAGACCCTCAGTAACCAACCTCAAGAATGGGAATACCTTAGCTGGCAAGCCTGATGAAATCTTGCAGCGGAATTTAGATTCCCGGCGCGGGGTTATTCAGGAAAAAGCTCTTGAAAAAGCTGAAGCTTTCTTAGATATGCTAGGAACTAGCGATCTCTCTGATGATGTGAAACGTTCCGCAATTGCCGAGAGAGTAACTTCCATCTTCGATAAGTTAACTCCCAAGACTCCTACTATCAATGCTGAGAAAGCTCAGATTATCTTCTACTCTCCTAAAGTTAAAGAATCAACTTCTTATCCCATCATTGAGGTAGAGGCTCAGAATGGCTGATATTACTTTAACTCTACAAGGTCAAGCTAACCTTGATGATGGATATCAACAGATCTCCCCGCTTTCAATTACTAGAACTCTTTCTGTTTTAGATCGTCAAGCTAAATACCTAGCTCTTGGGAACAATGCCATTGTAGTTCCTAAGAACGGTTCAGGAGTTGCGGTAACTAGTTACTGTTTAATCATTTTCAACGCGGGCAATAGTACCTCAATCTATACTCTTAAAGGGATAAATGGAGATACTGGAATAATCCTTCCTACTACCCCAGGATATGCCTTAGTTCCTACTGCTGCTGACTTTGTAATTAACTCCTCTCACGCTGATACTATTCCTACTGAGTTCATTTTCTTCTAGATGGAACAAGAAGACCTAAAGCAAAGATTAGAAACTTTCTCAGAGTGGAAACCTCATGAGAGACAGCAAGATTTCCTTCAAGTTCCTTATGATGTCTTCGAGGTTCTCTACGGTGGAGCTTTAGGAGGTGGAAAAACTGATGTATTAATTGTAGCTCCTATTGTACTAAGGACGAAGAGATCAGGAAGGCAACTTTACGAACATCCTGACTTTGTAGGAATTATCTTCAGGAGAACTTTTCCAGAGCTGGAGAAGAAAATTATTCCAAGAGCCAAAGCTATTTATGAGAGTCTTGGAGCTCGTTATAATGAAACTAAGAAGTGCTTTACTTTTCCAAGTGGGGCTAAGATTTTCTTAGGCCACATGGAAAAGGAAAAGGACGTCTTACAACATGATACTAACGAATATCAATACATTGGGATTGACCAAGCTGAGCAATTTACGGAATACCAACTAAGATACATCTCCTCTCGAATCAGAAGTTCCAACACTGATCTCCCAACTATCTATCGCTTAACTGCAAATCCAGGCGGGGAAAGTCACGTATATCTAAGAGATAGATTTGTTAAGCCCTGCCCTCAAGGAAATGTAATCTTAGTAGATAAAGCTACTAAACTTAAGAGACTATATATTCCCGCCCGATTAACTGATAATCCTCACTTAATGGAGAACGATCCCGATTACATTAATCGCCTTATGCTCCTCCCTGAAGCTGAGAGAGAAGCTAAGATGAATGGGGATTGGTTCTCATTTGCCGGCGCGGTATTTCAAGAACTTCGAATTACTAGAAATCCTGGAGAACCTGAGAATGCCTTACATACTTGTTCTCCTTTCCTAATTCCCGAATATTGGCCTCGTATCTTAGCAATTGACTGGGGCTGGTCAGCTTATACATATGCCATCTGGGCTGCTATTTCGCCTGATGAAAGAATTTACCTTTATCGAACTTATCGAGCCAAGAAAACTACTATCAGGCAATGGAGTAGTGACTTAGCTAGAATTTCTCAGTATGAGAAGTTAACAAGAGTAATCCTAGATCCTTCGGCTTGGCAACAAAGAGGCTATGAACTTACCATAGCTGAGGAGTTTCAGAAAGCTAGTGGCTTTATTCCTGAGAAAGCTGATAATGATAGGCATGCAGGAGTAAGTTTAATTCATGAGTTCCTGAGATTTACTCCCAAGCCCGCGAAGAAAAACCCCGCGCAGGAATTCAATAAAGAAATAGCTGACTCAATATTCAGGCTCAAGGGATCTGAGGCTTATGAGCTCTATCTTGATAGCTTTAGGGAAGAGGCTCCTGAAACGAATCTTCCAATTCTTCAGTTTTTTACTCCGGGAACCGAAGAAGTTTTAGAGGGACTTCAATCCTGCCAATTCGATGACAAGGATAAAGAGGACTACGCAGAATTTGATGGTGATGACCCTGTGGATTGCCTTAGATATTTGGTTAAGGGATCTAAAGTTTATCTCGATGAGGCTAAAAAGAAGCACTCATTCTTAAAATCCCAAGCTGAGATTCAAGCTCAACTCGAGAGAACTGGGGATATGCATAGATTCTATATGCAAATGGGAGCTTTAGAGAAGAGAGCCTCATCTCAGGAAGTTAAACCAGTTAAGAGATTTCACTAATGGAATACAAAGAATTAGAAGTTGGGGATGTAGAAGATAGTTTCATCTTAAAAGAACTAATCTCAGCCTATAAAGCTCATATTGCAACTTTAGAAGCTGAAGTATCTAGGCTAAGACTAAAATATGAGCCAACTCCCTTAGAATTAGGCTCCATTACTCCTGAGAAATACAATCCAACTCCCCAAAGACCAAGATTAACTGCAGTATCTCAAGTAATTAAAGAGTTAGAGAGACGTACTAGTATTAAACCTGGAGTTACAAGTGAAGAAGTTTCTCAGTCTTAGTAGCTTAGTTCTAGCTATTTCCTGCGGCGGGGTTAGTACAGATCCAACTCCCACAACTACCCCAACTCCAGTAGCTAGTTCTCCAACTCCAACTCCTTCAATTTCTCCTTCTCCTAACTCATTTTCCTGTTACTTAGATGGAACTAAGTACGATTTAACTAAAATTGACAGGAAAGAGAGTGAGCCTTTAGGAAGAGCAGTTAATGTTGCTATCTCAGTAGTAACTAACTGCAAAATCTTTGATCCTAGTTGTGAAATCCATGTTCATCCCCAAGATTTCATGGATGAAGTAATCAACCAACTTCAAAGAATGGGCTACTGTGCTGGACAGCTTGAGCCGGGAGAAACTGATGAAATTGCAGCTGCCGGCTTTGATACTAGGAATAAAGTTCCTGGGAAAATTTGGCACAGTTTTCACGTTTTCTCAGGTCATGGTTGGGATGATTTCTCATTTCCTGGCAATGTAGTTTGGTATTATGAAGGTACTGGAGAAGCTATTGGGTCTTATCGTGGTACTTGGGAGGCAATTAAGCAATGAGTAGTGGAATTCCTAAGCCTAATGCTACAGTTAGTGATGCAGTAGGTTATGTTCAAAGTGATCCTAGTGTACTTTTTAGGATCTATTCTGGTATTAAAGAGTTAGTTACGGTAGTTCTCTTAATCTTTAAGCCAGGAATTAAATCTCCAACTCCCTATGGCAAGTAAACTTCCTTTAAAGTTAAGGATCTTTGCAAAGTTAGCAGGTTTAGATATGAAATTCTTAGCCGGTATTTGGTCTTGGCTAGATGGAAAGAAGACTATTGCAGGCTTAATCGTTTCTGCAATTGGTGGACTTGCAGTATTTACTCCTCAGATTGCAGCTGTATTTCCTAATGCCAAGTGGGCAGTAGTTGCAGTCGGGGTAACTCAATTCCTAAACGGTTGGGCTCATAAAGCTTATAAGTACAAGTATAATGAGGATTACGTAAAGAGTCCTAAAGAGTAAATTATGGGAACTCCTCTTCCTCCGGTATCTCAAGTAAGTGACTTACAGCTACTTCAAGATGAGAACTTTGCTCAAGGAACTGATCCTTTAGCTGAGCAGAAGGAGAAAGCTAAGGACTATGTAACTAATATTGTACGTCAAATTGATAAGCAAGAAAGACCAACTCGAGAAACTCTTATTCGCCAATGGAAATATCTTGACTTACTCTGGTCAGGTATTACCAACTTCTATTGGAATGCAGGAGTTCAGAGATATGCTCCTATTACTGCTGATGATCTCTCTGCTCTCTCTGCAACCTTAGACGTAGATCCAACTCTCCTAAATAAGACGATCAATATGATTCGTCCTTATGGAGAGAGTATTATTGGAGCTCTCAGTACTGCGCTTCCTAGAAATAAATATTACCCCGCCGACGCAGATTCAATTGACGATATTCAAACTGCGAAGGCTTATACCAACATTGAGGAAAAAATCGTCCTAGACAACTTCATGAAGTTGAAGTTAGTTCAGATGATTGTAGCTCTCCTTAATGGTGGATTCTTTGCTATTCATAACTACTCTCACTCTCATGAGAGATATGGTGTAGTAAATAAAGATACTTTCGCTGACAAAGAATTTATTATTACTACTGCTATTTGTCCTGAGTGTGGATTAGAGCTTTCTAGAACTGAGAATAGTTCTCCTGAAGATACCGCCGCTGGAATTGATATTGGGCTTAATGAGACAGTCAATGAGAACCCTGAAGCTGAAGCTCCGGGAATGGAATTACCAACTCCCAACTCCGGAATTCCAGGCTCTGAAAATCAATTACCAGGCGGGGTAAATTGTCCTCAATGCTCTCAAATGGTAGTTCCTCTTCAAGAAAATTCCTCTGAAATTAGGAATGTCCCAACTGGCCAAATTACAATTCCTAAGTCTCGTCAGCTCTTAGATATTTATGGCCCTTTAGATGTCAAGATTCCAACTCATGCCTCTAAGAAAGAGGAAGTATTCTTCTTAATCCTAGAGAAAGAGCTTCATGAGTCAGTAGCTAGGAGTCTCTTCCCAGAATATAGAGATAAGATTAAAGCTGGAACTGCTTCGGGAGATTTAGCTTATGACCGATGGGCACGTTCACAGTATGAGAATTACGGTGAACTTAATCATTACTATTGCACTATTCGCTGGTGCTGGATTCCTCCTATTGGTTATGAAACCTTAGGAGATATTGATTCTCCTAAAGTTCTCAAGGAACTTTTTCCTGATGGCTTAATGGCATGTTTCTGTAATGAAACTCTTCTATTTATCGAAGAGAGTGAGTTAGAGGAACATTGGACCATCTCCTTCAACCCAATTTATAAGCGTCTTTATGGAGATCCGCTTCTAAAAGCTGCAATTCCTCTTCAGGAATCAGCTAATGATCTTCATCAGCTTGAACTTGATGTAGTTAAGCACTCAATTCCAAGTTCATTTGCTGATCCTGAGTACTTCTCTTTTGATGCCTATAGTAAGTCAAAAGCTGAGCCAGGAACTATCTATCCTATGAAAATGCCCGCGGGAAGAAGTCTTTCCGATGCATTTCATACTACTATTACTGCAAATTTACCTAAAGAAGTTGAAGTCTTAGAGCAAAAGATCGAGAAACTTTTCCAATTTGTCCTAGGAGCATTTCCTTCGGTATTTGGTGGAGAAGCATCTGGAACTAAGACTCTTGGAGAATATGAGCAAAGTAGGGGTCAAGCTCTCCAAAGATTAGGAGTTAATCCTCAGAGTGTAGTTTACCATGCTTATGCTGAAGCAATGGGTAAAGCAGTTAAGAGGTATGGAGAGGATCTCTTAGAGGATGAGAGCTACGTTACTGAGAAAGGTAATTCCTTTACTAACGTTTGGATTAGAAAAGCTCACTTACAGGGTAGAATTGGAGAAGTAAGACCTGAAACTTCTGAGCAATTCCCTAGCTCTTGGGGCCAAAAGAAAGCTGCCTGGTTAGAACTTCTTAGTATGAATAGTGAGCCAATTACTGGAATCCTAATGCATCCTGAAAACTCAGGTATGTTAAAGGAAGTAATTGGAATGGATGATCTTTATATTCCCGGTGACGATCAAAGGAATAAGCAACTCTCTGAAATTAGAGTTCTAGTTCAGGGAATGCCAGCTCTGGATCCTATGACTGGAGCTCCAATTTCTGACCCTATGACTGGAACTCCTAGCTCAACAGTTCCAATTGAACCCGTAGATGACGATCAAGTTCATATTAGCACTTTAAGTGCTTTCATTTGCTCCGAAGTTGGGCAAACTCTTAAAGAAGAGAATCCCCCAGCTTATATGAACTTACTTCTTCACTTACAAGAGCATCAAATGAGAATGCAGCAAGTTATGATGGCTCAAGCTCAGGCTCAAGGGGATCAGAATGATCCTAACGAGGTTAAAGAATCAAATGCTTAAGAAGTTAGCCTTTTTAGGATTATTGCTTTTAGCTAGCAACTCTTTTGCTCAACAGGGAACTCATGCTGGATATACTGAAACACCTTTTGCTGCAAGAGATTTAACTGCTGCTTTAGGAACTAGCTCTAGCTATAGTCTTTCTGTAGGAAATCAGGGCTATGTTTGGCAAACTAGCTTCTCAGCTGCACCAGCGGCAATTACAACTACTCTTGAAGGCTCTACTGACTGTGTTAACTTTGCTACCATTGATACTTCTACTAGTATCAATGGTGAGATTAGATCAATAAATGGTGTATATAAGTGTATTAGATTTAATAATTCTAGTGTAACTACTGGAGCGGGTAAAACTCTTACCCTTAGCTTCTTTTACTCCTATAAACAAGTTCAAAATGTCTATAATACACTTAGAACCTTGTCTTCTCAAGGTGCATTAGTAGAATCAGAAATTACAGGTACTAGTGCTTTTAACTTTGGCGGATTAGGTATTGCTAGTGGAACATTTATAACTGATACAACTCCAGTTAAAGATCATCCTGGAACTGCCAAACTTGTTGCTCATGCCACTAATGCTAATAGTGGAGCTTGTTATACTACCTCGGGCACTTTTCTTGTAATTCAGGGGGGAGAAAAGTTCCAGCTTATTTTTAGGCCAGATATTCTTACTAACGTAACTACTTATATTGGTTTTAGTAATACTTTTAACTCTGCTGCTCCAACTGATGGAATTTATTTTAAAATCACAGGCACTACCCTTCAAGGGCAGAGTGCTGCTTCTTCTGCAACTACTACTACTGCTAGCTCTTATACAGTATCTACTGCAACTTGGTATAATGTCCTAATTGAGTTAAATAGTGCTGGAACTTTGGCTAAATTTTCCTTATACTCATCTACTGGAAGTTTACTTTGGACAGATGTAGTCTCAAGTAATATTCCCTCCGCTACTACTGGAGTCCAAGTAGTTTCTACTGTTAGCACAAGTCCAGGAGCTCTAAGTCTTACTACTATAGATTATATTGGTTATTTACCTCCTATTCCATTAGCTCGATGAAAGAACAACTAGAGCTCTTTCTAATAATCTCAGCAGCTTTGGGAGTTCTCTATGGAGTTGCTAAGATGATCTTTAATTGGCAACTAAAAGCTAAGCAAACTACTAAGAATGAAGTGGTTTTAGGGGAGATACTATTAAACTAAATGTTCAAAAAGTTGAAAGGGACGGGCAAGAAAATATTACTTTAACTAAGGGGCTTTTAGGATCAGTAGATAGAATGAAAGATACTTTAGCTAAGCATAAGATTCAACAGGTTAGAATTATTGATAAGTTAAAGCAACATGAACTTGAGATCAAGTCTCTCAAGGATACCCAACGGATAAAGCCTCTTGAATAAGAAATCTGAGTTAGCCTTGGAAGCCCGAGTTGAAAAACTCGAAAAAGCCCAAAGAATTAATAATAGAATTATGAAAAATCAGTGGGATTTAAGGCAAGAAGTTGGAAAATTAGAGTCTAGGATTGAACGGTTAGAATTAGACGTATTTAAAAAACTGGAAGAAGTAATTAGGAAGTTTGAGAGTCTCTCCTGCTATAAAGGTCATTAAGATGGCTATTAGAATTAATACTTATAACTTAGATTCTATCTCTTATACTCCCCTATACTCTCCAACTACTAGTAATGATGTCGAAATTGTAAATAATAGTTCAGTGGCTATGAAACTTCGATCTAATCCCAGTGACTCTAATACTGAAATTACTTTATTGCCAGGAGAAAGTAAGCCTTTTAGGTCCTATAAGAATCACCAAGTATTTTCCCCCGCTGAAATCTTAATTTATGCTATCTTAGCCTCCAGTACAGGAACGGTGAAAGTCATTGCGCATTGAAATTATCGGAGATAACTTAGCTTCTAGGACTCTGAGTGGTTACATTCATAAATTAGGCTATGCAGTAGTTAAATCACTCCCTACTTTCACTATTTATCTTGAGGAAGCAGGAAGTGATTTCATTATTGATGGGGTTGACTCTGACCTGGAGAGAAGAATTCTCTATCATATGGAGGATCTTGGAGCTGAAAGGTTTATCCTTCAGAGAAAAGCTTCTATCCGTTCAGATCGTGAGATTAGAATATCTTACCCGGCTGGAAAAGATGAAATTGTCTCTCGTGGAGTGGCAAGAGCTATCCAAGAAGCAAAACCGAAAAGCCTTTTCAATAAGAAGCTCTTTGGAATTCTAGTTCTAAGTATTCTCAGCGCGGGCAAATTAGAAGCTCAGCAATTCATCTACGGTAGAGCTTGGGATTCTGTTAACTTAGCTGGGGTTGATTCTGGAGATAGCACTAATAGGGCTATTAGAGTTAACTGTGTTACTGGATGCGGAGGAGCTGGAACTCTTTCAGTTAGGCCAGATGGGACTATTTGGGCTTTAACTGGAACTTCTGCTAACGTCAATGTAACTAATACTGTCCCAGTAACTGGAACTTTCTGGCAAGCTACTCAGCCAGTAAGTATTGCAGCTACAATTTCTAGCAACTTAGCTCAAGTAGCTGGAAATACTACTGCTACTGATATTGGTGATAGGAGTAATGCTACTTTAAGAGTAGTTAGTTCAGGTATTCCTAACATTGTTACTGGCCAAGTCTCCTGTACAACTACTGCAACTTTAATTGCTAATGCCCGCGCGGGAAGACAAGCAATTTCAGTAACTAACTTAGGAACTACTGATACTTATGTAGGAACTTCAGGAGTTACTACTGCTAATGGAGACTTAATTCCTGGCACTAAGGGAGCTTACGCTAGTTATCCAACCTCAGGAGCTCTTTACTGTATCGTAGGAGCTGGAACTCAGAGTGTAACTTATGCAGAAATTTACTAGAGTTACCTTTACTTTAGCTCTTACATTAGCCAGCGTTGGATTACTCAATTCTCAGATTATCAAAAATACTCCTGGCAGTTCTTCAGGCGGGGGCTATAATCTAATCCAAGATGAAGGTACTGGATTACCAGTTCAAACTACCTTAAATTTTACCGGCGCTGGAGTTTCTTGTGCTGATGGTGGAACTAAAACTAATTGTACTATCTCAGGCGGTAGTGGTTCAGTTAACGTAGTAGAGGTTAGTTTAACCATAGATGATTTTGGTTGGTATTCTACTACTGTAACTGGTCAAACTTGGGTAACTGGAACTAGTAAAATTATCTGTTCCCAGTTTGGAACTACTGCTGATGGTGGAACAGTAGAATTAGCTGCAATTTCTGAGTTAGAGCCTACAGTAAGTGATTTAGTAGCTGGTACTGGATTTAATCTTTCAGTTTATAACGTTAATGGGGTAAGTGGAACTTATAGGTTCCATTGTACAGGAGCTTAACTTGAAAAAGCTATTAGTAGTATTAGTTTTAATTCCCTCCCTAGCTTTTGCTCAGGGAGTACCTATTAAGTCAGGAGCTAGTAGTGATCTAGTTACTGTAGATACTAACAAGTCTTTTAGAGTTACTGTTCGCCCTACTGATGTAGGATCTTTAGGGTCTTATTCAGGTGCATTCACTTCTGGTACTATTGCAGCTGGAGCTGCTGCTAATGCCTTAGTATTTTCAGTCCGTTGGAATAATGCCTCTAACTATTTACTTTTACGTAGGACAACTATTGCAATTCTAGGATTAACTGCTTTCACTGCTGGTAATGGTCAATGTAAGATCTTTTTTACTAGAAACTTTACTGCTAGTGATTCTGGTGGTACTGCAATTACCCTCTCCGGTTTTACTAAGAGGAAGACTGCCTTCGGTAACTCTCAGATTACTGATATCAGAATTTCTTCAACTGCTGCGCTTACTACTGGTACTGGTACTGATGATACCTATGAATTATCCAACGTTGCATTTGCAGTAGATACTACAGCTATTAAGGTACATCAGCCTACTTATACTCTTTGGGGGCCTGATTTTGCTGGAGAATGGCCTTTAGTAATTGCAAATAATGAAGGTTTTAGAGTACGTTGTACAATGCCAGCTACGGGAACTTGGAATGCTCAAGTTGGTATTGAGTGGTCAGAAATTGTTGCGTCTGGTAGTGGATTTTAATTAAAGGAACTTGATTAATGAGTGATGATACTCTCGAAACTGGAACCTCCGAGGCCAGTGACTTAGATGTATTAAATGAAGGTGCTGATAATGAGGAAGAAACTTCAGAAGAAACTTCCTCTGAGGAAACTAATGAAGAGGAAGAATCCGAAGATGACACTGTGGATTCTTCTGATGATGAAGAGGAAGAGTCTTCTGAGGAGTCTGAAGAAGAGGATTTAGAAGAACCAGAAATTACTCGTCCTAGCTGGAAGGAAATTAAAGATAAGTTCCCGGAGCTAGCAAAGAATAAAGATTTCCGTGAAATGTTCCATCGTGAGAAAGCTTATACGGAAATCTACCCAACTATTGAAGAAGCTAGAGATGCTAGTGAAAAGGCTAAAGTCCTTGACTTCTTTGAGGGAACTTTAGATTCAGGAGATCCTGAGCCTTTTATTAGGTCTCTTGATGAAAATACTGCTCCTGTAATTGCTGAGAGATTTTTACCAACTTTAGCTAAGGTAAATCCTAAGTTATTTGGATTAGCTACTAAGCCGATGTTGGTAAATATGCTTACTGCAGCTGCTAATAAGGCTAATGAGATTCAAGATAAAAACTTAGCAATGTCAGTAAGAAACATTACTAAGTTCTTATTTGGATCTCCCGAGATTCCGAAATTAGCAGCTCAGGATCCTGAAGTCGAGCAAGAGAAGAGGAGACTTCAGGAGCAAAGACAAACTTTAGAGCAAAGGGATCAGAGCAATTTCTCCTCAAAAGTTGACTCTTCAATTGGCAAAGCATTAGAGAAAGTTATCTTAGAAGGATTAGATCCTAAAGATGAACTTTCCGAATTTACTAAAAAAGCTTTAGTAAAACAGATCATTGAGGATACTAGGGCTGAATTACTCAATGATACTAACTTTAAGGGAAGGATTCAAAATCTCTTCCTTCAAGCCAAAAAAGCTGGATTCCCACCAGATTACTTACCTAGATTAGTTTCCGCGTATCTAGGACGCGCTAAGACGACAGCTCTTACTCTTAGGGCTAAACATAAGAGTGCTGCGGTTGCTAAAAAGCCTAAGCAACCCAAGACTAGAATTGAGGCTTCTGAAACTAAGAATACTCAGACTGAGACTAAGAAAGGTGCTAAGAGGTCGGATTTAGATATCATTATGGAAGGCGCTTAAAATGGCTGTTGTTTCTGAAACTCAAGTTGTTGCAAATGAATTAGAGCGGGTTAGTCCTAAAGTCCCTACTCTATTTGATCGTGATGACGTCTTTTATTCCACTATTGAAAAGCGTAATGTTGAAGTTATCTCAGCTCGAGATATGCGTATTCCGTTAGAGCTTGAGCCTGGCGGTAACTTTGGGCATTATGATCCTGATGGTGGCGATTTAGGACGTGGTGATGGGCCGAAATTCGATAAGGCTGTAATCAATACTGTCCACTTTAAGATGGGTGTTGAGTGGACTAAGAAGGCTGAATGGGCTACTGATGATTCTAGAAAGGCGGTTCTTAATACGTTCCGTCACCTTCTAGCTAAGTCAATGCCTGAATTCCGCCGTCAAGTTGATTCAGCTTGTATGACTGCTGGTGATGGAGTTGTAGTTAACAATACTACTCGAGCTGCTAGCACGGTAATTGCTGGTGGTGATAAGTGGACTATTGCTGCTACTGATGCTTGGGGTGTTCGTTTAGTTCGTAAGAATCAGACTGTTGCAGTTTATGATACTACTTTAGCTACTAAGCGTGGTGAAGCTAAGGTAGTATTCTATGACTTAGAGAACCGTGTAATTGAAACGTATCCCGCTATTACTGGTGCTACTACTGGTGATAAATTAGTTCTTAGTGGACTTCCTGCTTCTCCTACTGGACTTCTAGGAGTTCCTTATCATCACTCTAATGCCAGCTCTGGAACTTGGTTAGGCTTTAACCGTGCCAACGTCCCTGAAATTCGTGCTAACGCAGTTAATGCTGCCAGTTCTGCTCTTTCTTTACCCTTCGTTCGTCTAGCTCTTAACAAGGTTGGTAACCGAGTTGGGTTAGATCAGATGGGTAAAGTTACCGCTTGGACTCACCCTTGTCAGAAGCAAGCTTATGAAGAGCTTGGTCAGATGGTAAGCATTATCCAAAAACAGCCTAAGGGTGATGCCTTAGATATGTATTTTGGTGATAACTTACAAATGGCTGGTGCTCCAGTTCGAGTTAGCTTCTCTTGGGATAAGACTCGTATTGACTTTGTTAATACTGATATTTGGGGCCGTGCAGAGCTTAAGCCTGCCGGCTTCTATGAAGTTGATGGCCAGAAGATTTTCCCAATTCGTGGAGCGAGCGGTGGCTTAGCTTCGTCCATGATCTTCTACTTAGTAGCCAGCTTCAACTTATTCATTAACAATCCGGCGCTGGCCTCCTACATTTACGGTCTTACTATTCCTTCTGGTTACTAAGGAGAAATTTAGATGGCTGAAAAGGACTTTGAGGTTTTACGTCAACCGGGAAACTCCCAGATTAGGATGGTAGGTCCAGTAATTGCTTCTGCTGGAACTATTGCTCCTACCAACTTAGCTCATCACGTTTCTGGAGTAGCTGCTATTGCTACAATTACCCCGCCTTATCCTGATTTCGAGGGTATGGTTTGGTTAATTGCTGATGGTGCCTGGTCATGGACTGCTGGTGGTAATATTGCTGTAGCTAGCACTACAGTTGCTACTGCTGGTAAAGCTTATGGCTTCTTCTATGACAAGAATACTGCTAAGTGGTATCCTCAAGTCGTAGCTGCTGCTTCGTAAATTGAGTTTTCAAGGCGGGGGTTATTGATCTCTCCTAGATAACCCCCGCCTTGAATTTAAGGACTAAAAAATGCCCGACGTAAAAACTTTAAATAAACGTCTTTTAGAAACTTACGGCTCTACTTTAGATGGTAAGGCTCATTATCATTTAGTCTGGTCTGAAGATACTTTTGAGAAGCGTAAGGGAGATTTTGTAAAGCGTACTGAAGCTGGTATTATTCTTGGAGAACTTCATAATCATATTGAAATAATGAGAAAATATGAGTACTTAAAAGAACGTTGGATTTTAGAGTATTATACTCCGGCTCAGAAAATGCTAGAAGAAGTTGCTCAGTTGGATTTTTACGAGCCAGTATTTGCTTTCCAAGATTCTAAGGGCAATTATCTAGAACCAGCTTGGTTTGCTTTAGAGTATATTGTCCATAGGCATAGAGCTATTCTCTCAGGGAACTTAGAGCGTAGAACTGAGGCTATGGATAAAGCTGAAGCTGATGCTCAGGAAGAGAAAGAGACTCAAGAATTCTTAGATTATCTTGAGAATGAGCACTCTGATCTTCAGAATAAGTTTAGGTATCAAGAAGCTGTTATTATTCATAAAGAGGATTGAGAATGAACTGTACAGTAGTTTCTTTTTTACCGTGGCAACTACGGGAAACTAAGCCGGGAATGATCCCTAACGAATTTATTGTTCCCAAGCGGGAAGGAAAAATTCCGGGAACATTAAAGGTAGTAGACTGTATTGCTATGGTAGATATTGGTCTTGATAGGCCAGCTTTCAAATCTCCTGTTCCTGCAGAACAACTTGCGGAGAGTATTGTAAGAGATGCCACTATCTCTCTCTTAGAATATGATTTAGATACTAAGCCGGCAGTATTTTATGTTCAGGGTGAATTTTCTGGAGAAGAAGTTCTTAAGAAATTCCCTGAACTTTGTGCAGAGCAACTAAATGCTCAGAATCGTTGGTGGCTTAAGCTAGTTAAAGTAGCTGATGA